AGATTTAGCCGCTCCTTTGAGGGTAGTGAATAACACAGTAGATATCGTTTCTAATAGTAATACATTTTCAGGGTTCCCTTTTAGAGCAAAGCTTCCTGATATGAGGGAAGATGCCGCACCTAGAGCACAGATTGAAATAGATAATACTTCGCAGGAAATAGCTCAAGCAATTAGATTGATGACAACTGCGGCTACTATATTGATTCAAGTGATACGAGCAGAAGCTCCAGATACTATAGAAAAAAGTTATGCTACTTTTAATTTAAGGAATGTAACGTGGGATGTTAGTAGGGTAACAGGTGATTTAATACTTGAAGAGGTAGAGACGGAGCCTTTTCCAGCAGGTGATTTCAATCCAGCAGAATTTCCAGCTTTATTTAGAATACTATAATGACATTTGAAGAATTTTGTATAAAAGCTATTGATGTTTCGTTTAAAACGAGAGGAAGAGATTGGGATGGTTGGGATTGTTGGGGACTGCCCTATGTTGCATATAAAGAAGTATATGGTATATTGATCCCTTCTTTTACTGAATGCTACAGGAGTATTAAGCAGAAGGATTTGATAGCTTCAATTTTTAATAAGGGGAAGGTGGATGGATGGCACCCAGAAGATGAAGCTCAGGAGGGAGACATTATAATTGTATATATGGACGGTAGGGGTATGCACTGTGGTATGGCTATGAATAAACATAGAATGATTCATGCAGACCATGGGATTAATACTGTGACTGAAAAAATATCTGAATATAAATTAGAAGGGATATATAGACGAGATGGTATGTGAAACGGTAAAACCAAAAACTGAAATTATGGTTAGCTCATCTCCACATCCTTTTAAAGATGCTAATCAATTTGATTATGTTATAGAAGGGACTTCTCTCTTGGATATATTAAAGAGGGTACAACCTGATAAAGTATTAAGAAGTCAAGCTTATATTCAAATTAATGATGAGTACGTTGATGAAAGTTTATGGAGTACTATTTGTCCAGTTGAAGGAGACTTTGTTTATATAAGTGTAATTCCAGGTAAAGGTGGTGGGGGAAAGAGTCCTCTAAAAACCATATCATCTATAGCAGTCATAGCCCTAGCTGCAAAATTTGGAGGACCATTAGGGGTTAAATTATTGGGGACTAAGTTAGCGGCAACCGCTATAGGGTCTACTACTTTAGGATTAGTGGTAGGAAAAGCTGTTATTGGGGGAGTAGGGTTATTAGCTATCAATGCTTTGTCTCCCCCTGCTAGAGCAACAAGTCCTAATTTACCTTCTTTGTCTAATACACAAGATGCAGGAAGCCCCACTTTATTTATAGAAGGGGCAAGTAATGCGGCAAGGCCTTATGCTACTATTCCTGTGATTCTTGGTACACATAAACATGTTCCCCCTTTAGGGGGGAATACTTATACAGAGATACTTGGAAATGATCAATATTTAAGAATGCTGGTTGTCTGGGGATACGGCAGACTTAAGATAGAAGATATAAAAATAGGAAATACTCCGATTGCGGAATTTGCTGGAGTGGAGATAGAAACAAGGGAAGGGGTAGCCGGTGATGCTGCTGTAACTCTTTTTCCTGCGGCTGTTGTAGAAGATACATTTTCAATTGAATTGACATTTGCAAATAGTTGGCAACAAAGAACAACTGCATTAAATACAGATGAAATAAGTGTTGATTGGATTTTTGCAAGAGGGCTAACTCAATTTAACAATGATGGTACAGTTTCCCACATAAGAGTGATACATGAAGTTGAGTATAGGGCTGTTGGGGATATTACTTGGTTAACTCCTTCTTTTACTGCTCATACTATGCCTACTGCAAATATAACAGGTTCGGCTGTTGGGGTTGTTGATGCAACTACAAAAGCGGTCAGGGCTAGTGTTAGATGGGCAGTGACAAGAGGACAGTACGAAGTAAGATTAAGGAGGACAACTGCAGATATATCAGCTTCTGATCACTTTGAAGAAGCGACTTGGACTACCCTAAGATCATTTAACAATGATCCTTTGATTACATTCCCACACCCTCTTGCTATAACAGCTATAACAATAAAAGCTACTGATCAATTAAATGGGGTGATAGATAATTTAAATGCTACAGTTTCTTCTTATGTTCAAGACTTTGGGGGAAGTTCATGGGCAGAGGCAGTGAGTAGTAATCCAGCTTCTTTGTTTAGACATGTGTTACAAAGCCCTGCCTATATAAAAAATGTGGTAGACTCTAGAATTGATTTAGATGCTTTAGAAGCTTTTCATACTTATTGTGTTGATAATGGTTTTGAATTTAATATGATCAGAGATTTTAAGGCAAGTGTTTGGGATACTTTGTCAGATATTTGTGCGGTAGCTAGGGCTGTGCCTGTAGACTCAGATGGAAAGTGGAGTGTAGTTATAGATCAAGCTAAGACAGTTCCTGTCCAAAAGTTTACTCCTAGAAACTCATCAGCATTTCAGGCAGAGAAAATATTTCCAGATATACCGCACGGTTTTAAAATGAGATTCCCTAACAGGGATAAAGAATGGCAACAGGATGAACTAATAGTATATGACGACGGTTTTACTATTGCTAATGCCACAGAATTTGAACATCTTGATGGTATAGGGATAACTGATAAAGATCATGCGTGGAAACATGGGCGTTTTCATTTAGCAGGGATAAGATTAAGACCAGAGAGATATACCTTTAATGCTGACTTTGAACATATCATAGCTAGGAAAGGGGATCTAATATTAATAGCACATGATGTTCTTTTAGTTGGATTAGCTACTGGAAGAATAACAGCTATTCAAACTGATAGTTCAGGAGATGTTATAGGGATATCAGTAGATGAAAATTTTACTATGGAAGTAGCTAAAAGCTATGGAGTATCTATTCGTACTGTTGGAGATATAGGAATAGTAAAGACTATTGTTTTGGATGTAGGAGATCAAACTACTATTGTATTTGATACGGTTATTGCTTCTGCAAGTGCTCCTATCGTTGGGGATTTAGTTTCCTTTGGGCTATCAGGGTCAGAAACTTTAGACTGTTTGTTATTAGCTTTGGAATCTCATTCTGAATTGTCAGCTCAAATAATTGCAATACCTTATTCTGCCGCAGTATTTACAGCAGACACAGGGGTTATTCCTGCTTTCGATTCTAAGTTGACAGCTCTTGCAACTCTTCCAGAAGTAGATATACAATCAGTAAGATCAGATGAATCTGTATTGGTAAGAGGGGGAGGAGATACTTTAATACCAAGAATATCTATAAAATTTACTCCTGTAGCTAATCGATTCGATGCTACTATTAATGCCAGTATAAAAATATCTGGTTCAGAATCTACCTTTGCTCCTGCGGTTATTGATTATGAATCAAATACTGAAATTATTATATCAGATGTTTTACAAGGATTGACATATGATATAAAGTTGAAGTGGCGTAGTAATAATTTCATAGTACAGGGAGATGATTCTTTCTCGAATGGTGTATATGTGATAGGACAGCTTAATCCTCCAAACCCATTAGTTAATATAACCCTATCGTCTTTTGGAGGCCATGCTTATATTAGGTGGGATTTACCTACAGATTTAGATGTAAGGTTTGGAGGAACTGTTAAGTTTAGACATTCCCCTGAAACAAGTTCTGCTAATGCTTCTTGGTCAGAGTCAGTAGGGATTGGGGATATATCTAAAGGTTCAGATTTGATAGCAACTCTTCCTTTAAAAACAGGGACTTATTTAGCCAGGGTATTTGATAAAGGGGGTAGGGCGAGTACAGTAGTAGCAATAGATACGAAACAGGCTTCTCTTTTAGCATTTGCGGCAGGTTCTAATATAACTGAAGAAACAACTTTCCTAGGTATACATACTAATACGATAGCCATTGATGGAGTGTTGAAATTAGTAGGAGCTGATAATATGGATGATTGGACTGATGTTGATACTATTGTTGCTTGGGATAGTAAGGGTGGAGTAGTATCTGCTGGAACATATGATTTTGCGGCAGGGCATGATCAAGGCTCTGTTAAAAAGGCAAGGATTACTACAGACATAGCCATGACTGTTACCAATGTAGTAGACTTAATAGATGGTAGATCAACAAGTATTAATTCTTGGGAAAGTTTTGATGGAGATGTATCGGGAGAAGCAGATGCTAGGGTACAGGTGAGAGTTACTGATGATGATCCTGCGACAAGTTCAGCTAGTTTTTCAGCTTGGAATAATGTGGATAGTTCAGAACACATTAATAGGGGCTTTGATTACAGGGTAAACTTAACCAGTTCTAATTCTTCTTTTAGTCCGATAGTCAGTAAATTACAAGTAAATTTAGAGGAGCCGTCGTAATGATAAAAAAATACAAAGTAGCAGTATTTAATAATGACAAGGAGAGGGTGTTAATAGATTGGAGGCACTTAGATATTGATCTTAGTGAAGAAGATTGTCTAGAGCTTGATAAACACCTACAGCGGTATGGAGCATATAGAGGGGAGTACAAAGATGAGGGGGAGATAGTAATTGTACCAGCCACCTGTGATTTAAGCACAGAGGGAAAATACAAATGTGTTGATGGAGCATTTGTACCTTTAGGATTTGGATTTGGGAAACCTAAACCATTGAAAAAAGGATTAACTAAAGAAATGGTATTTTATCATATTGTTAAATCTGTAGTTAATAAAACAGATCCCCCTGCTGAATGTGCTGAATGGTTAGAGTGGTTTGAAAAAGAAATTAAACAGAGAACAGAAGAATTAATTAAATCAGGGAGGGTTAAATAATGAGCCAACATGATATGAATATAGCTAATGCTGATGGAGCAACGGTTCGTGCAGATATGAATGCGGCGTTTCAAGCATTAGCAGAGAACAGTTCAGGGGCTACTGCTCCCTCAACTACATTCTCATATCAAAATTGGGCTGACACAGCCAATGATTTGATGAAGATTAGAAACGCGGCAAATAGTGCGTGGATAGTATTATTCAAATTGTCTACAGCAGGAATGGTAGTTGGGGCAGATATTGCAAGTGCTTCCGCTTTGCCAGTATTGGCAGATGGGCAATTCAATGATGTGACAGGGACCACAGGAATTACTTCAATCAATACTTTAGGAATAGGAACGATAAAGTGGTTGCAGTTTGATGGAGCACTTACTATCTCCCATCATTCCACCAACTTAGTATTACCTGATGGAAGAGATATCTTAACAGTGGCAGGGGACATTTTATGTTTTTATGAATATGCCACGGCTGACTGGAGACTTATTTCTAATACATCAAACGCTACTCCCTTTAGAAAGGGAGCAGACATATCAACTAACTCTGCAGGTAATCTTACCCTCAGTAGTAATCATAATGCTTATGATGTTACAGGCACAGATGCGGTTACTTCTATAGATGCTGTAGCTGTGGGCACTACAGTGATACTTCAGTTTGATAGTATATCTACAGTGACTCATCATGCTACAAATTTAATATTACCTAATGCGACTAATATAACAACAGTCGCAGGGCAGATATTAACTTTTCATGAATATGCTACAGGAGATTGGAGACTTGTTTCTAATTCAGTTAGTGGGGGAGCAGGGACAGCAGTTCTTGGA